AAGCACCTGGACTAATAAAACAGACGATCAAAAGAACAGAGCATTGATCGCAGCTACAAGATGGATAGATACTTTTGTTTTTTATGGAGACAGATGTGATAACGGACAGGCACTTAAGTTTCCTAGAAATAATTACAAAGTCGATGACGTTGAACTAGCTTGTACTGCAATTCCAAATGATATTAAATATGCACAATATGAATTAGCTAGAGCTTTAGCAAATGATACCAGTGCTATTACAGGAACTACTGGTAAAGATGGTAATTTTGAAGAAGTGGCTCTTGGTGATCTTAGAGTTAAATATAATACTGAAAGTCAGGGAACTGGTTCTATAAATAATATTTTAGATGTTTA